ATATTCCAGCTGAATTTGATCAACCATTAGTAGAAGTACCAAATAATCAAAGATCAAATCCAGCGGCATCAAGTGGTAACGCTGTTACAAAAGTAGGATAGGAGTGTAGGGCATGAGCACATTAGAAAAAAATCTGTATAAGAATTTAAAATTAAAAACAGCAAAAACTTCAGATGCGCCTTTAGTAGATAAAAGCTACAAAGGATTAAGCACAGTTTCAAGAGTGTCAAAAGATTTTAGATTAAAAAACTTAGAATTAATAAAACAAGATATTATTAATCATTTCCATATACGACTTGGAGAAAAAATAGAAAATCCAGAATTTGGAACAATTATATGGGATGTTTTATTTGAACCAATGACATCTGGATTACAAAATGCTATTTTAGAGAATGTTACTGAAATTATAAACTATGATCCACGAGTACAAGCAAACGATGTAGTTGTTGACACTTACGAATCAGGAATACAAATTTATGCTGAATTAACTTACATTGATTACAATATTAGTGAGCAACTAACTTTGCGATTTGATCAAAACAATGGATTGTTAAATTAATATACGCATATTTAGAATTTCATAAATATTATATTAATGAAGGAAAGTGAATATGTCTTCTACTGACAGACAAAACAGATTATTGTTAGCCGAAGATTGGCAAACAATTTATCGTAGTTTTAAATACGCTGATTTCAAAAGCTATGATTTTGACAATCTACGTAGAACAATGATTAACTACATTAGACAAAATTATCCAGAAGATTTTAATGATTATATTGAAAGTTCTGAATATCTGTCTTTGATTGACTTAGTTGCTTTTCTAGGACAAAACATAAGTTTTCGCACAGACTTAAACGCTAGAGAAAATTATATTGAACTAGCAGAGCGTAGAGAAAGTGTGTTGAGACTGGCTAGACTTATCAGTTACAATGTTACAAGAAACCAATCAGGCAACGGCTTATTAAAAGTTACAAGTGTATCAACTACAGAATCAGTAACAGATACAAATGGAACAAATTTAAGTGGACGTACAGTTAAATGGAACGATACATTAAATGATAATTGGTATGAGCAATTTATTAAAATAATGAATAGTGCTTTGGTTACTACTAATAATTTTGGAACACCAAAAAAACGTGACATAGTTGATGGCATACCAACCGAAAAATATTCATTAAACAATACTACAACGGTTTTTCCTGTATTTTCGTTTCAAAAACAAGTTAACGGTACTAATTTAGAGTTTGAAGTAGTTTCAACTGACATAACAGACGGTGCTATTGTAGAAGATGCTCCTGGTGTTCAAAAACCAGTTAACTTTTTATATAGAGATAACGGACAAGGCGCAGGATCTAGTAATGTAGGATTCTTTTTTCACTTTAGACAAGGAAGTTTACAAAGAGGCGACTTTTCTATAGATTTACCTACGCCTAATCAAACAATTGATATTGATACTACAAACGTAAACAACACTGATGTTTGGTTATATGAAATAGATTCAGATGGAATTGAAAATAAACAATGGACTAAAGTAGATGCTGTAGAAGGCAATAATATTATATATAATAGTCTTAGTAAAAATATAAAAGATATTTTTGGTGTTCTTACACGAGTAAATGATCGTATTAGTTTAATTTTTAGCGACGGTGTTTTTGGTACATTACCAAAAGGTAATTTTAGAGCATATTATAGACAAAGTATAAATTTAGATTATACAATTTTACCAAATAATATTAGAGATGTAAAAATAAACATTCCTTACGTTAGTTCTATTGGAAGAACTGAAACATTAACAATGTTTTTGAGTTTGCAACAAACTATTGATAATGGAACTAGTACAGAAAGCACTGAAAGTATTAAAAGCAATGCTCCTAGTACATATTATACACAAAATAGATTGATTACAGGCGAAGATTATAATATTGGACCTTTGGGTATAAGTCAAGATATTATAAAAACAAAAGCAGTAAACAGAACAAGTAGCGGAATAAACAGATATTACGATTTAAGAGATGCTACTGGAAAATACAGTACAACTAATCTACTTGGTGTAGATGGAATCTTGTATAAAGATTATGAAACTGAAAAAAATACATTTAATTTTGTAACAAAATCAGATATTGAATCTACAATTAATAATTTGATTACCAGCTTAGTTGATGATAAAAATATAAGAAATTATTATTATGATAAATTTACAGAACAAGATTATACCGATTTAGAGTTGTCTTTTCAACAAAAAACATCAGATACTAATAGAAGTACAGGGTTTATTGTTGATACTGACGAAGTGACAAATACAAATGCCACAAGATATTCAGTATCGTCTTCAACTGAAGGTGTATTAAGGTATATTGAACCAGGAGCTATGGTTAAGTTTTTAGCACCAGATGGATATCATTTTATGCCAGATGGTACATTAATGACCGGTGATGCTGACCATACTGGTTCTTCAACATATAAATGGACAAAGGTAATTTCTGTTTCTGGCACAGGTGCTGAAGAAACTACAACTGGACTTGGCGGTATAGTGTTTAATGATATTATTCCATCTAGCGCAATATTAAAACTTGTAAAACCAAAGTTTGTTAGAGACATAATAGATAGTGTTAAAACAATTATGGTTGATGAAATATTTGCTTTTAATACATTTGGTCTACGTTATGATGTAGAAGGAAGAAAATGGAATGTTATTTCATCAGAAAATTTAAACACATCTAGTAATTTTAGTTTAAGTTTGACAGGTGATGTATCTGGTAATAATTTAGACAGTAGTTGGTTATTATTATTTGAAACTAACGGCGTTGACTATAAAGTAACATCAAGAACACTAAGATACGTATTTGAAAGCGATAAAGAAGTAAGATTCTTTTTTGATGGAAACAAAAAAATCTATGATAGTAAAACAGGTGAAATTATCAGAGATAAAATAAGCATTTTAAGTGTTAATAAAGACTTAGCGTCTTCTGGAGGGTTAAGCCCATTTACAGTTGATTACGATTGGGAAGTAAGCAATGAATATAGAGACGGAATAGGTTATGTAAACAGTAAAAAAGTTGAAGTTGTATTTTTTGATTCTGACGATGACGGAGTTGTTGATAATCCTCAAATATTTGAAGATATTGTAGTTCCTGATACAAATGTGAGTTCAAAATATGTATTTGTCAAAAAAGAAACAAATGATAATGAATTTTATGTTTACGTCGATCAAGCAGCTGAAAATATTTTAGTAGTAAACGATGATTCTCAAGCAGTAGTAACAACTCCTAATAATCCTATCTACTATGTTATAGACAAAAACATATTCTATCAAATTGATAGTGTTGCTAGAACAAGAACTTTAATATTTAATTATAAAGCATACATTGGACGCAGTGGATTAAAATTCCAATATATTCATGCTAGTGATGAGCATTCTAGAATTGATCCTAGTAGTAGTAATATTATTGACACATATTTGTTGACAAAACAATATGATACAAATTTTAGACAATATTTAACAGGAGCAATTAATGCTTTACCTTTGCCAATGAGTAGTGATCAAATGTCTCGCAACTACGGTAAAGAAATAAACAAAATAAAAAGCATAAGCGACGAAATTATTTTCCATCCTGTAAAATACAAGATTTTATTTGGAGATAAAGCAGATTCAATGTTACAAGCTACATTTAAATTAGTTAAAACTCAAAGTGCTGTTGTAAACGATCAAGATTTAAAAGCTAGAGTAATTGATAGTGTTAATCAATTTTTTAGTTTAGAAAATTGGGATTTTGGAGAAACATTTTATTGGAGCGAACTAAGTGCTTATATTATGAAACAACTTGCTCCTGATTTAGCAAGTGTTGTAATAGTTCCTAATTCTGTTGCTGATAGTTTTGGCAGCATGTTCGAATTAAGAGCAGAAAACGATGAAATTTTTATAAGTGGAGCAACAGTAAACGATGTTGAAATAATTACTGCTATTACAGCAGAAAAATTAAAAGCAACAGGCAATGTTGTAACATCAGTGGATACAACAAGTCAAAGTGTAACAAGCACAACTGATACAATAATATCTACTAG